GTATCACGATACTCTGAAATGAAAGAAAGATCTCTCCAAGATGACCTTGAATTTTCTGTAATTTTAGAAAATTCTGGGGACTCAGTTTCCTCTAACGTTAGTGGCCCTACCAACGTTGCCTTCCTTCTCAATGTTCTCATTGATAACTTCTCGTAACTCTTACGAATATCCTGTTCTGTAATGGTGTCATTTAACACTTTATAGATAGACTGGAATGGACATGAGTCCTTTCCCCAATGTTTATCTTCAGATGGGATAATCTTCTTGAAAGATTCATTCAACGCATCGCGTTTGTATCCTTCAGAGACGAAGAGTAATTCCCATGGTAATTTCGGGAATCTCTTGATGAAGTTTCTTTGATGACAAAGATAAGTGGCCTTCATAGATTCGTAAAATCTAGCCGGAGATAAGTTGAATAATTCATCAACTATCTTTGGAGCCGACGCGACCCTAGGAACCCACGAAGGGAGTTCATCCTCACTTTCCAAAGTGAGTGTGCTGGAAATCCTACTAACGGAGTAGTCTTTTGAACAGTCATTCTTCTTCCTATTGGTGATCAAACCAAAATTACAGAAACCTACTTTCTCAACTGATGTACGATACTTAGTATCGATCAGGAGTTCGGTTTCTGTTCGGAAGAGTGCAGAATTGATTGTTAGGAAATTTTCAGAAAAGAAATTCTTACCAATGCTACACTTAAGACCGAAAAGAGCTACAACGTTCTTCCAATGCTCATAGAAAGAGGCATTCGACTTGAAAAGAATATCATCTCCGTTGATCCGAACCGGAGGTAATTCTTTAAAAGGTACGAACTTCTTCAAATAGGTGCACCAACTATACCAATAGGCAATAAAGTTTGTCGCGCATAAAAGCGGAAAACTTAAGTTATTACCCATAAGTTGGCCATTGATTTGAAGAATCTCTTCCTGGTTTAGAAACTGTTCTCTCCACATATCACTGGATTCTCTCTTCTTACCCCCTAAGGAGTCAAGTGCAACCTTCCAAACGTCCTCGTTCGGTAAGCTTACATTTGAGTAATCCACTGTGCAACTGAATAAGGATTTAAAAATCCGTTCATATAATTCAGGAGCTGTGAAATAGAGATTGCTAAACAATTTCTGACAGAGCATCTTTGGAACTGTAGGTTCCAAGTTATCCGTTGCTGCAGAGTAGTCTCCACTACACCAAGCGTCTCCAGGTGTCCATTGAGCGTCGTTAACGAATCGCTGAATGTTGTCCTGGTCTACGACGGTTCCAATATATTCAAAACTATTGGAATGGTGCTTGTGAAGTCTGCCCCACATCTTCTTTTGAATGTCAATCATAGGAAGAAATTGACCAACTTCAGGCTTAGTAATAATTCTCACCTTCATGGGTTCGAGAATGATTGCTGGCATCGCTTCTGAAGTGATCACCTTTAGATCTCCGACATTGGGAGAAGTCAAATCAATATTTCTTTCATTGATGTATGACTTCGGTTGAAGTGGATGGAATCCTAAGTTATATTCTTCGATTAAATCATCATCGAATATTCCTACGGATCGCACCTCAACTGGCTTCCAATGGAGGTTTTGTTTATCTTTTCCGGTTCTCTTATGTACATATCCCATGAACAACTCTGGCAAGAGTCCATAGTGGGAAAAATATGGAGAATCCGGATTCGGATTTACAAGTCCTCCGAGCGTACCCCCTTCGCGGTAGTTATAGCTCGTCGTCGATTTATGAGGAATCGACCTGGTCCGCAGTGTCTCTGGATTTAAGATGTTATTCCAGCCCACGTTATTGCAAAAAGATTCTGTAATCCTCTCTAGCAAAGGTACATCTCCAAGAAACTCAGTTTTCTTAGATAATGTCTCTGCGTGAGAATTCAGCTGCTTTGCAATCTTCGTAGGTCTTACTGGTAGTAAACCTCTCTTAAACCCCTGCAACAATGTCCACTTTTGCCAAATGAATGTTTTCTTCATCAGGCCGCAACTCTTCTTGATCCGATTGAAGTTCCTTCTCAATGAGTTAGGAAAACAATCCCAAATAGGAAGAGTTTCGTCCAGTAGAGGAGGTTCAACGGGGGTACACCCCGGAACACTCATACTGTCAGTGAAGATCGTCGTGGTGGATTGTTTAAAACAATCCACTAGTAGACCCTGCAGTGATAGATATTCAAGAACAATGGATATTTTCTTGAACTCGGCAACGTTCACCGGTACTCTAAGAACTGTTAACAGTTCTTGGATCCGATTAAAATAATCCTCGACCTCACGAGTGACTAGATTTTCGATCTTATTCATTATAATCCTTTCGTCGATAACTTTCCCTTTCTTCTGCCTCTTGGAAGAGAGAAATTTCAACTTGAATAAAACCATTTCGTTAGAGGCTTTACCTAACGAAAACTTCTTAACCCACTGATGCTTGTCGTGAATTCCATTATGGATAATCACACTTTGCATCTTTTGTATTGAGCTAGGAAGTTCGCGGTCAATAGTTGGAACTGAGTCCAGCATGGTCTCTCCCCAGATCTGTGATAAACAGATCGGGAGAAGGCTGGACGGCATGTATTTAATTAGATTTGACATATCTGATTTGGTTC